TTTTCATTATCAGGAAATAAAACATCACCATTAGCATCTGCTGTTACTGCTTTACTTGCTTCTACTGTTCCTAGTGTCGTTACATCAACATAGTTAAGTTCTGTAGTTGTTGCAGTTACGCCATCAAGTTTGTTTATTTCTGTTGCAGTAGATGTTACAGCAACATCTTCGTTTATCTTTGGAGATGTTAAAGTTTTGTTTGTTAATGTTTGCGTGATATCTACAGCAACTAAATCTTGTGTACCACTATCTCCACTATTAGGAAGCCTTAATGTGTTAGCTGCACTTGCAGCGTGTGGTTGTGGTTGCAATGTTTGAAAGTGAGCATTTGAAACCTCACAATACATTCTTAAAGATGCTGGTGATCCACTGTTAGATCTAAAAGAAATTACACCACCCTCTACTGTAAGATCATCACCTACAGACAAATCTGCACCTAATGTTGCATTACCACTTCCATCTAAAAACACAGTCTTTGACGCTGGTAATGTGCAAAATATAGTTTTAGTTCCTGCACTAAAGTTTACTGCATTATCACTGTTGGAACTGCTAATAACTGTTGTCCTCGTTATTGTGCTTGAATCACTATTCAAAGTTCCTAAACCGACTTCAAACTCTGCCGTGCCTGGCAATGTTACTGCATAGTATGTTGTGTTAGAATTACCAACTCCAGTGCCAAAAGTTTCAAAACCAGTTACTGCACCAGCTAAAGTTAAGGCTCCAGTGCCAGTTGTAGTGGTTGTTTCTTTTACTCTGTCGTTTAATACTAATGCCATTATTTAAGCTCTATTGTTAAGTTACCTGCATTTATTCTAAATATATCTCCACTAGCAATAGTCTTACTTGCATCTAAAGCTCCTATAAATAGTACGTTACCACCAGAGCCTACAACATCTAATGAGTTACTTACATGGGTTGCTACAAAAACATGAGTAATTGTATTGTTTGTGCCTCCAGATGCTGGAAACTCAATATTAGATGCGTTAGTACAGCTTTGCGTGTTTGCAGATTCTGCGGTTAATGTCCAGCCAGAGGCTGCGACTTGCTGTCTTGCATAATTAGTAAAAGTTGCTTCTGTTATCGTGGGATCTCCAGATTCACCTGTTGTATCATTAAAGTTAGATACTGCCGTAGCTAATCCAACAAAGATGTTATCTCCAGGTGTACTAAATGATGCTGCATTATTTTTAAAGATTAAACTTAAAAGTCTATTCTCTAAAAAGGTGGTTGCTGCGTTTGCTGTTGCCATGTTCTACTCCTATGTTCTCGGTCTTGATGGTAGACCAACTCTATATCCATCTGTGTTTTCTCTAGCTTCTCCAAGATCTTTAACTCTTTCTAAATACTGCATATACAAATTTGTGTAATTTTGTATAACATCGGCCTCACCTTTCATAAAAGTATACGCTTCTATAAGAGATCCGTAAAGTAAAGCATATGGTGCATTTGTGCTTAACCAAGTTGTCCCACTATCTGCTCCAGCAGTTAAACTAGCAGGCCTGTAAAAATAATGTAATTCAATAGTATAATTGCTGTCCGGGGTCGGTCCCAATATAAAATTGTTTTCATCAAATCTAGCATAGTATTTAGGTAATCCAGTTGTTGAAGCAGCTGGCGTATATTCTCTTAAATAATTTACATCTTTTTGCAAAAGAAAACTTTCTGATCCAGAAGCAGTGATTTGTAACGAAAAAGATGCTAAATAATCATCTGGAACTGTTAAAAACTGATCTGAAGAAGTTAATGTGCTTGTTACATTTTTTCTAAAATAATCAAGATCTACAGACTTTAGCAACTTTTCTTCTGATGCTTTTATAAAGTCATTTAAATGATTTACAAAAGTAGTCTCAGCATTGTCTGTGTAATCTTGTATTGCTGTCTTTAATTGTGCGTATGTAAAACTCATGGTGTCACACTCACTGGTCCTGCCGTTGCATCAACACCGCCACCTTTTAAGCCTCCAGTTGTTGCTGTTTGACCATTAGCACTAAAAGTGTAGGTGTCTGTTGTTACTACAGTTATACTATACCCAATAGACTGTGTCAAAACAGATGGTGTAAATCCGTCAAACCCATTTACCTTTTTAAATCTGACGGTATCTCCTGTTGTTCTGCCATGACTTGGTTCCGTGACAGTTATTACAGCTGAACCTGACGATCCTGAAAGAAAAGAGTCTGGATTTAATAATCGTTCAATCGGATTTTCTGTTCTTGCGGGCCTTGCGTTTTTAATTGCTTGACCGTCAGAGGGCACATGAAAAGGACCTAGTTGAGGGTGCTTTGGCTCAAACTCATCTGGACCTACTAAAGATCCATTCCACTCAAATTTCATATCTCTTAATTTATATCTCATACCTGAACGGTCTGAGATGCCGTAAGCGTGTTTGCCTGTAGCAAATCTACCCATTAATTACTCCTCAGATAACTGTATTCAGGAGTAACTGTAAAACTTGATCGGTCTCTATCCTCGCCCATAGCTCTTTCAAATTCTTCTTCATAAATCGCTTTTAACATTTGTGTTAAGTTAGGATTTTTTTTCAAAGAAATGTAATAAGCTAAACCAGCTGTCAAACAAGGGTAAAATCTAAAAGGTACCTCTAAAGTGTTTACCGAACCATCTGCGTCCTGTATTCGTGTTAAAGCATCATAATGAATTACATCAGTGCTATTTTCAGGAGCAGGCCATATTTTTAAATTAGGTGTAATCTGTCTATCTAAAAAAAACTGTGTTGGACGTCCTGTTGTAGTTTTATTAGGTATTGATAAATAGCTATCTCTACTAATTCTACTTAAACTAAAATCTGTGCCACTTCTTCTTACCACGGCTGATAGAATATCTATAACATCAGTACCTAAGGAATAATCAACATCATCAGCTGTGACTGTTTGTGTGCGTTGTTCAATAGTCCATTGATTAAGACCTCTGTTTGCCCACTCCGCTAGCATTAAATTCATGGAGCGTCTTGCTGTTTTTAAATCATACCCTGTCCTAACTTCTAAGCCACACCGCTCAAAAGCTTCTTCAATGTATTCAGCTACATCTAGCTCGAAGTCTGTTGAATTAGAAGTTGCCATATTTAATCCTTATACAAATTATCAAACGTAACACTTGGGTCCATATAACTATTATCACATTCTGCATTATGAATCCACTGGCTTGGTTTGAAATCAGGAGCACCTTCACCAGTTTCCCATAATGCAGGACTCGTTGCACGAACCCTATTATTAGGTAATGCTACTATATTTCCAGTCCATTTACCAGCATCAGTTAATTCTATTACATGACTTTGTTTATGTTGAGCAGGATCATCAGCTATGTCTGATTCTGTATAATCTACAGTAAAAAGGTATTTACCTGTGTAAAACTTACCATCAATCTTACATTTCCAAGGACTTGAGCTTACTCGGTCTAGTTTTACTATCGAATGATGATGAGAACTACAATCCCAAGGTTGGACTAAATGAACAGGCATAGGCTCTGGCCAATTGTCCAAAGGAGTATCTGCAACTAGAGCTGTAATCGGCATACGAGCCCACATAGCCCCACCGTTTATATTTTGACTTTCATCAAAATCAGACTCACAACCTGTGAAAATCATTTGAAAACTTAAACATCTATCCGGCACGGTAGTAACTGCAATAGCCATAGCATGAATAAATTCACCATGATATTTTTCGTGATTGTGCGTATACTCTCTTCTCACCCAGCATTTAAAATGCGGGATGTTACTTTGAAGATAAGGCACTTATGCTCGGCCGCCTCTTCTCATCTTCTTAATAGCACCGCCTTTGGCAAAACCTTTTTTTCTCATGCCCGCAGCACCGCCTTTGGCGTAACCTTTCTTTTTCATACCGGCTGCACCGCCACCCTTCATTTTAGCGAAACCTTTTTTCTTCATGCCCGCAGCACCTCCGCCCATCATTTTTTTAACGGCACCACCTTTTTTCATTTTTGTAGCACCTCTAACGACAGAACCGCCTTTAGTCATTTTTTTTGCAAAACCTTTTTTTTTCATAGCCATTTGTACCTCCTTTATTTATGTACGACTTACTGAACCTTTTGTTTGTTTTCTTCTATTAGCCATGACAATGCCACAACCTCTAGCTACTACACTACCTGTTTTTACTTTACCTTTAAAGGGTCTTTTTGCTTTTGTGCTAGGTATTGCACCTCCAGAACTCATTTTTCTTACTTTAGCAGCTGGTGTATTACCTACAACTGTTTTACCTTTTGCACCTGCTTTTTTCTTTTTTCTTGCCGTAGAAGCTCGTTCTGCTTGTGACAAGCTATTTGCTTTGGATCTTGGCAAACATCTGTCTGGATTTTTTTTATCTTTCGAGGTACCACATTTGCCCTTAATCTTACCGTCAGTGCCGATTCGCACCCAATCTTGTTTTACCCAATCTTTAAGAGCACCCATTACTTTTTACCTTTAGCCCCTTTTGCATAATTAGGGTCCTTACAATATTTGGATGCCGCCATATTTGCATAAGCTGATGGGTATGTGTCAAAAGTTCTTTTAGCCCATGCCTTGCCAGCAGGACAAATTTTACTGCCTCTACTTTTTGCGGCACCGCCTTTTTTAAAATATGTTACCTTTTGTTTACCCGGTTTGGGTCCAGTTCTAACAACGGTCATGCTGTGCTCCTTTGTTTTCTAATACTATCTTTACCTTTTTTGAATATATTTGCAACTTGAGTTTTCCCCATTACTTTTGCTCTTTGCTCACCGACTGTAAGTATTTGTATCTTTCTCGCAAATGGTTTATTGATTTTTTTAACCTTGGCAACAGTTGCTCTGGCATCCGACGGCGTAGTAAATTTAATACTAACCGTGTCCTTAGGGTTTTCGTCCGTATATAAGCGTCTACCAGAACCTTTCGGCTTTTTTCCTGTTCCAACTTTAGGATCTTTTTTTCTTTTTGGTGCCATTTTTCAAAACACTTTTTAAACTTTTAGCTTGCGAAGCGTGTAATTTAGACGCTTTGTTTAAACCTTTGATTACTTTTTTTACTTTTCTTTTTCGTGAACCTACTAAGGCCATTATCTACCTCCTACAAAAATAAATACAATAGATACAAGTTGTATAACTACACCTGCAATTAGCATCCACACACGCCTATCAATTTTATCTATTTGTGCCTGTAAGTGTGTAAGATGATTGCTTTCTAATCTTTTTATTACCTCTTCAAGCACAGACATTCTTTTGTCTAAATTATGTAAAAAATCTTTTTCTCTTTTTGTTGCCATCAACACTTCCATCTTCTTCTTGCTTGTCTTAATCTACTATTAGGGTTTTTTGCTGCTTTTGGAAACTTCTTCATTTGTCCTGCACTTCTTGCACAATATGATTTTCTTCTTTTTGCAGCAGTAGATCCCTTTTTAACTTTACCTGTTACGGCAGTTTTTAACTTACTGCCCGGATTATCACGTCTGTATTTAGCCACACCAGCTGATGTCATGCCCGCCCCACTTTTAGTGGAGCGGTAATATTTTTTTGTTCTAGGTGGTTGTTTGTCCCTTTTCCTAGTCATGTTTATCCTAGTTAAAGAAAAAAGTTGCGGCTGTGATGTTAGTCAATGTGCTAACAAATATGTCACTAACCTTTATTCCCTCCGCAGGAATATTAACAGAATGAGTGTCTGAAGCATTAAAATCTAAATCAAGAACTGTAGCACCGCCACTTGCATCAGTAACAGTAAGCCGTGGCGTTCCAGATGCAGTTTTTAATTGTATTTGTCTTATTCGAGCAGGTCCCACAGCTAATGAACCTGTTCCAGTAATCCTTTTTGCTTTTACGTCAGAGCCTGCCATTAGAGCCTCCTATTATTGATCAGCAAAAGCTGGAGCGTCTTCAGAAACTACGTTACCCCAAATATAGTAATTCGTACTATCTTTACCTACTATATTTATTTCCATGCTACCAAAGTCTGTCAAAGTTAACTTTGAATTAGAACTACCATTTGCGTAAACGCCTACATTGTCTGCGTTTGTGTCTAAATGCTGAACATTACCTAAGAAAAAGTTTGAGTTTCCAGGAGTGACTATTATTAAATTTTCTGCCTCTTCAGCGGCACCTGCGTAAATAAATTTAAAAGTAGCTCCTGCAACTGGTGCTGGTAATGTTATTGTTCTGTTAGATCCAAGTGCTGGAACTGCCAAAACTCTACCGCTATGTGTCGCATTATCAAGTGTTTTGTCCTCATCCCCTAATGCAACAGGTGCATCGCCCATTGTGATTACTTCTGTGATTGCTCCTGTAGAAGCATTTTTACTTACAGTTTTGATTGTGCTTTCAGATCTCAATGGACCTGAGAAAGTTGAGTTAGCCATATGTGTCTCCTTGTCGTGGCTATTGTCGAAGTTAATTCTTCGTCAAGGTAATTATATTATACATAAAAAAAGGGGCCTGAAAAGACCCCTTTTAAAAAATGTCGCAATTTTATGCTCCAGGAGTTGCGAATACACATCTCCAGTCAGAGACACCAAAGCTGTAACGCTCTCTGGCCTTAAATCTCATGTTACCTGTATCAAAATCGCCTTCCATAGCTGTTTTGATAGGTGAACGATTAAAATATTTAAAACCGTTTGGTGCATCAGTCTTGATAAAAAACGCATCTGTGTCTGTTAAGAAGTGGTTTACAACCGCTCCCTCTGGTAACATACCCATATTTTTCATTGCGTTTGCATCGTTGTCTGAAGTTCCAACTCTTAAATTACTGTTCATAATTCTTTCAGCAATAAACTGTAATTCTTTTGGAATTATAAGTTTTGTGCCTCTTACAGCAATTTTTAAGCCCCTTTCATCTTTAAAACCAGCAATATCAATCAATGCCTGCTCAAGTGATGTCTCATTTAAGTCAGAAGCTACTGATAAAATGTTGCTTTGATTTCCGTTGATGGTTGGGTGAGAAGCAGATGCTAATGCAGCACCATCACCAATTGCACTGCTTGTACTAAACGCATTGTTTAGAATAGCAGCAGCTTTGATCTGTTTGGTTTGTGCCATAGATCTAGCTAATGCTTTGGTGTATCTACTTGCAAGTCTATCATAAAGATTATCCTCTATAGCTTCCTCAGTTATTGAGAAAGCAAGAGCAATAGTCTCATGTGTATATCTTGCAGTAAATGTTTCTTGTGCATCATCAAAGCTCACAGCTCCACCTTCTGATTTAGTCGGTGCAGTTGAAAAGCCTGCTAACATCACTTCTTCTTCAAACGCTCTATCTGATGATTCTTCATCAAATATTTCTGCGTGTTCGTTTTCATACCTGTCGTACTCAAGCCCAAATAAGGCGTTAAGACCAGGCTCTAGCTCTTTAGCTAATTGTGCTCTTGATATAGCCATACTCTATTCTCCTTATATACCTGCATTGTCTGCTGTATTAACAGCAGCTGCAAAGCCTGAGTTAAAGTGTCCTAGAAGACGTACGATATACTGATGACCCACTGCTGAGTAATCGGTATTACCTTCATCTTCATACAACCCTACTATTCTGACATCTAAAGTGCCTGTTGTTGCAGCTGTTGAAATGTCAAGCATATCTGTGGATTGACCAGTATTGGTACTACCACTATTTACACTTGCCATAGTCGCATTTGCAAAAACATCCGCTAAAGCTGTCGCTCTATTTGTGTTGGTTCCGTCTGCAACTACAGTAAAGAGCTGCATAGGGTTATCGTATACAAACGCCTTAATAGGAAAGTTTGTATCAACACTGACATTATTTGATCCCGGCCAGAAATTTTTAAATGTTGTTTTCTTTGTGCCTGAGTCGACATATTCAACACCATAAAAAACGCCTAACGGGCTGACCGCTTGGTCGGTGATGTCTATAACTCCCGCCGCAGTAGGAATAACAATGCCACCTTGAAAAATAGCATTTGTGTTGTTTGACGCAATTTCGTACTGTGTTGTACCAGTAGTGTTCGCGGCAGAACCTGTTAAACCTATTGGACGTAAACCATAGCCACCTGTTAAATTATTAGCCATTTAAGTCTCCGTTAAAGATTAAAGTTAAGATTTTTTCCCTCCGAAACTTACGCGAGATTGACGATCTGGTCTACTAATTGTCATAGTAGAATGGGCATTTTCTCTCATCATATCTTGATCCACAGCCTGCATTTGATCTGAGCTTCTTTCATTAAAATAAGCTGTTCTCTCTGCTACTGTTTCAAGAGGTATGCGAGCTAAAATTAATCCACCGACCCCAAATATACCTTCATACTTACCTGACTCCACTACGGGTGCTTCAAAATCTGGATATTCATCTTTTCTTACGAGTTCCCAACCTTCTCGCATTTTTGCAGAGATGTTCTTTGTGTCATCGAAACCTCTGGTTTCCGCTCTTATCCAGCGATGTTTAAAGCCTTCAGGTGCAGGAGGTGCATCCAACATAGATGGTGGAGCCCACGGTTTTCTTGCAGCTGTCTTTTCTCTTGTATTAGATGTTCTAGGAGACCTCGAAATAGGTTTCTCAAACATTTCGTTTTGTTTATCCATAATCAATTACTCCTTCACATATTTTGCGTACTCTTCTAAAGGAACGCCTAGTTTTTTTGCTAACGCAACCTGTCTTGCTGTAAGCTTGACAGATTTCTTCCCACTACTACGTCCAGAACTTGATCTTGACGCGGAAGCTACGTTCTGGACGGGTTTTTTGCTTTGCGTCTTATCAGCAAACTTATGAGGAAACTCTTCACTCATACGTCTGTCTAATTCAGTATAGTATTCATCGGTCTTCGGGTCAACACCATCTTGTTCTACTAATTCTTTGTGTATACCAAAAGCAGCATAAGTCATGGCACTATCGTTACCAAACCAATCGTTTCTCTCAGCCCAAGCCTGAGCTTTTGGGTCTGGTGGCGGCGGAGCAACAGGTTGTTGAGCCTGAGGTTGCACCTGAGCTTGAGGCTGTGCTTTAGCCTGCTCTACTTTTTTCTCTTGAGCAGCTCTTGCTTGGCTTGCTCTGTCAGCTTGGACTGCTAATTGACTAATTTGTTTTTGAGCAGCAACCGCAGATTCTGTATCTCCGAGCTCCATAGCTGCTTTGAGGGTAGCTTCTGCTTGAGCCATCTGACTATCTACTCTACCAGTATATTCACTCAAATAACTGGTGTCCATTTTGTTAAGACGGTCTCTTAACTCTTGGTTTTCTTTTTCCTTTTGCTGGGCGAACTTAAGGGCTTCGTCTGCGTTTTTTTCATGATCCCGCATTTTTTTAGTAAGCCTGTTAATACGCTTTTCAGTTTTGTTTTTAGCTTCTTCAAACTGGTCTTGAGCTGGTTCACCTTCTTGTACCACTGTAGTCTCAACATTTTCAGCTTGGTCTTGGACAGGGATTTCAACATCTTGAGCCTCCTCTTGCTGTTCATCAATCTCTAAATCTAATTGTTCTTCTTTTTTTGGCTGGTTCATATGTTCCTCTTAAAAATGTAAAATATCTTCAGGTTCTTGTATTTTGGCTAAAATCTCATCGTCGTTCAGTATTCTAACTTCACCACCATCTATTTTAAACCTTGATCCTGCGTACCTTGCGAACATCACCCAATCTTTTTCTGCACACCAAGGACCGCTTGGAAACTTTTCTGGGTCTTTGTAAGCCATAGGACCCATTTTAAGTACAAAACCAACTTGAGTTGATATTTGATTATCTTCTACAACCTTATCGGGTAGGTATAAACCACCTTCTGTCTTTCCTTTGCCCCTGTAAGGCAAAATAAGTAGCCTCCAGCCCGTAGGACTTGGCATCCGGTCTATTAGGCTCTGATCTGCTAAACTCGGGTCTAGGACCCTATCTTTAGGCTCTACATACATTTTATCTAATGCTGTATCATTCATCGTCTTTCTCCTGACGGTCCAGTAAACTTTTAAGTTCATCATCAACAAACTCTAAACCTTTTCTTTCACCCATGAGCTGTCGATATTGCTCCATATTTTTTACACTGTCGTACAACAAAGCCTCAGAAATTTGTTTCTTTCTTTCATTTATAATACGAAAAACAGCTTCTGCAAGATAAATCTCACTTTTTGACATAATTAACTTATAACTTCCTATTTTGTCTTATATTTTCTTATATAAAATAACAGATTTAGTCTTCTTGTTCAACTATTGTTTGATCTTGTGGTAATTCTGTCACAGTAAAACACATGGGACATTGATAAACGTCTTTTAGTTCTATTTTTTTCAATGCAACCTTACACCTTATACATAATTTATTAGTCATTTTTTCATGTTCTCTCTTGCCACACCTTTTGACTTCTCATAGGATCTCATTCCCCCGAGTCCTAGTAATGAAAGGGTCAAGGTCATAAGTTCACCTGTCTTTAAACTAGGCAAAGTTATGTCTGGCATCCATATCGCTGTCGCCCATTCTGCAATGGGCATAATAAAAAATTGCGTCAGTAGGCCGAGAGCACATATCCACATTATGGCGGGGCGGGCCCCGGCTACGAATATTGAAGGGTGCTTCGCTTGTTCGGCGTTAGCTGCAATTTGACCCTTCGCCAGCTCCTGAGCATGACGAGAGGCAAGCGTTGCCAAGTCGTGTGCCAATTTGTTCTTTTGATCTTTATCTTCTATAAATTTTCCAAGCAACTTTGTTGCTGGACCTATTAATGCTTGTATCATTACCATAACCTCATTTCTTTGTTTACTTTTACCAACTTTACGAAACAGTCATATTTTTTCGTGTCGTCACCAATCCTTACAGTCTGGTTGTCAAGATAGGACTTAAAATAGTCTGCTGTCTTGACTGACTGAAAATGCAAGGTGCCCGCTGGATTACCCGCCAAATAACACATAAGCAGAAAGGCAGGCTTCATTTTCCATTTCTATTCATTATAGCCGATGCACCCATATATACAGACACAATGCCACCACCAGTGAGATAGAAAAGATTACTAATATCGGCAAGTGCTTTAACTCTTTCGAGATCGACAAAGAACATTGCAGCAGTAAAAGTAGCCATAGCAACCAAACTGGCAGTTGCCATCCGCCTTTGAGCTCTTTGCTTCCTAAGATCGTGCTCAAGTTTTTTAATATCTGCAACATGACTTAGCTCTTCGTCAGAAACTATACCATCACCATCTTCGTCATACTCAGCATAGATGGATTGTTTCTGTAGTTTTTTTTGTCTACTAACCAAAATAAAACCCTGCTAAAAAGCTATAGCTCCAAAACCCCAGAATAAGATAAACCCATTCTTCATTACTCATAATAAGTCTTTGTAATAGTTGGGATCACCACGAACAAGTTCAACTGCCCCGCCGTCTGCCATCTTCATAGGCTTGACTAGATCACCACGACCTTTTTGAATAAGAAATTGCTCAAAGCTCATGCTGTCTGAAGCGGGACCGTCAAAAAACTCTTCT